GCCAGCGCGCAAAGAAAGAGAGTTAAAACCTTGCGTAGTCTCATGCCTTCATAATGAGACACATCGCGCAAGTTAGGCACTTATCCCCAGGACCAAACCGCCATTACTCCGCCAGCAAAGGATGCGTTCGTTCCTGGGGGTCCCTGCACTGCGAACGCGACCGTGACATTGATGATAAGTTCTTGCGCGGTGATCTGCGTTTGAATCATCGAGGTATCGGGATCACCGTTGGGAAGCAAGGTATAGGGCGCCCATGTTGTTACGCCGGTGGTCCGCGAGATGCACATCCAATACAACTGATTGGCATTCGTATTTGACGACTGGCAAGACGCGGAAAACGAGTTTGCGGCAATGGTCACTGACGGGCCGCTCGCCGGCTCATAAAATCCCGATGGTGTTGGGACGGTTGCGCTGGCGCCAGAGCCTGTAATCGAGCCCATCGAGGCTATCTGCCAACCCGCCTGAATCGTGGCTGGGGTTGCGGTAGAAGTGCTAACCCATAGGGCCGGGGTAATGCTTTCCACACTGCCGGTGGCCGCGGAACTCACAGCCACGATCATGTAGACGCCGCTGCGGATGACAGTGTCGGTCCAAGAGGTTGTGGTTCCATCCCATAGCACGGCGGAGGTATCCCATGTGGAGGGGGGAACCTGCTGCGCCCAGCGGATTTCATAATGATCGGCACCAGGAACGGCATTCCAAGCGAGGACCGCGGGGCTTATGGCAGTAGCTACGCCGGTGAATCCGGTCACGTTGGCGGGGGCGTTGGTTGCGGCCTCCACTGTGATAGATGCCGTCACGGCCTGGCCCAGCATATTCCCCTGCCAATCAAAGCCGGTCACAGCCACGTTGTAAGTGATGCCGACGTAACCCACAAAGGTACATCCCTGTCCTTGGATGTTGCCGATGATATTCCATGCGCCGCCCGCGCCCGCCTGCACCTTTACTTGCGCGCCTACGGCGGTGTTGCCATTTTTCCAGCCAACAGCCACGAGCGCTGAGTTGCTGGAGCCAGTGAGCGTGCCATTCTGGTATTGCTCTGTCAACGTCAGATTGGTGATGGCCGGGGTGGCATCCGGCACGCCCACAATCTCACCATATTTGGGCACCACATCCTCATAGACAGCCGCATTATATTCGACTGCGGTGATGGCAAAGTTGAAGTCACCGGATTTTTTGAGGCTCACAACGCGAAAGAGTTTGGCGGGTTGAGCCCCGGCGCTCTGCCCGTAGGCCCATGCGCTATCGGTGACCGGCGCGGCGGAGAATGATCCTTCGACGGCAACTTGAGAGCCGAAAGGTCCAACCGTCACGCCGGTGACGTCGAGGTTGTCAATTACGTTCGCGTCGTAAAGCGTGACCACCTGGCCCGCGGCGAGAGGCACGGCAGCGGCCGGGCCAGTCACGGTGGCCAGCGTGAGCGCGGAGCCACTGTACCCGGTGACGATGTACTCTGTTCCATCCGGCGCGACCGCTTTGACAATGCGCCCCGCCGGCAGCGGCGCGGTCATGTTGATCGTCAAGCCCACCACGGAAGAGATGGTTGCGCTTCCACGCTGCACCACGGGATGCTGCACGCTCACGGTCCATCCGGCCGAGGGCGCAAAGATCAGATCAGTGCGCTCGACGTTGAGCACGGTCTGAGTGGAACCGGACTGCACGCGTCCGCCCATGCCCCACTGCACCACATCTGACTGGAGGGCAATCACGGAGCCAAGCTGGCAGCATACGGCCTCGATGGGCGCGCTGAACTGCACCGTGCGCAGAGTCAACTTGGTGCAGATGAGATGAAAGTAAGCCCAGCGCCAGGCTTGATCGCGGTTCGTGCATCCGGTCAGCTTTGTACGCGCCGGCTTCGGCTGAAGGCCGCTGTTGATATCCGTCTCAGTCATCACAGAGACGGGCAGATCCATGCGGTAATTCCGCGCCGCGTCGGCAAAGTCGCACTCGATGAGCGTGCAGCGGTCATCGAGTGCCGTCCATTGCTCTGAAAAGCTGTCTTTTTTTGTGTTGCCAATCGTGAAGAGCTGCACCGGATCGGCGGGCCCATCGATGATAACGGAATAGCGCATGCCGATCTGGAGGATAATGGCGCGGCTCATGCCGGCAATGATCTGGAGGGCGTGCCACGCGTCTCCGGCCTGATCGAATGCGCCCGCGAAGACGTGACGGCGAACCATGGTGGCGTCTTGATTGGTGACCAGTTCATCGTTGAAGGCGGCCCATGCGGCAAAGGCTGGCAGATCTATCAGGCTGGCCGCGACGTTCATGCCGTAAAGGGGATTGGTGAGCATGTCATAGCAGACGATGGCTGGATTATCGTGCTCGTAGCTGGCCAGCGCGGAGGGGATCACAGTGTCTTCGCCAATGTCATGCGTGATGGTGGCCATAATCTGAAGGCTACCGCCGTTCAACTGTGAGGTGGCCAGAGCCTTGACGCCTACGAGAATCATGTTGGGGTACGAAAGATTCGACCAGAAAATCTCGTTGACGTTCCAAAACCATCCGTCAGCGATGTTTTGCGAGGATATGGAATCGTCATACACGATGCCGATGCCGTCATTGCCTTGGCAGTTATAGCCGATCTTTGTGAGCCGCACATCCCACTGCCCGGCAGTGAGGCCGTAAATGCTCACCGTGTCAAAAAATGCGGACGTGGTGCAGTTGGTAACGATGCGGTATCCATCCCGCCAATTCGTGACCAGGGCTTGGTTGAGATTCGGATCGCAAGGCTGCCACTCTCCCACGAAGGTGGCGGAGGTCGTCGTGGTGGACGTGTTCATGTTGACGATGGTGACCGTCTCTGTGCTGCTCCATGGATCGCCGGGGGTGTGTGTGCCGTTGTCGCTGGCGTAGACGATGCCGGAACCGGCGAAGCGGTCCGTGGGCACAACAACCCATGCGGGCCATGTCTGTGTGCCGTTCGCGTGGGTGGTGGCGACGGTCTGCGTATTGTTGGCGAAGAGTGGAGAAGTCCACGTATTCAGGTTGTGCGGGGAAACCTCAATTTTGTAGATGAACTGGATGGGAATGTCATTTCCATCCTTGGTGCAGCGATAGAGCCCGGTGGGAAACTTGACAGTGATGTCGAGGCCCTGGACGTTCGTTCCAGTGCCCTGCACGACAATCGGACCATTCTCAACCAGCAGATCCTGCTCCACAGGGTATCCGTTGACGGTGCGGTCAAAGCCATCGACAGGTATCTGATTGTTGGTTCCAAGGCGGACTTGATAAGAGCAGTTTTTGAAAACGGAGATAGGCTGCTGATTGATGAGCACGTTGGAAATACTGACGGCGCGGCCCCAGCCGAAACAGACGAGGCAGTTGATATAGGCGTCCTTACCGTCGAAGCTGATGTAAGACGAAATGACGTTGCCGCACCATCCCATGATGCCGCACCCCTTGGGAACGGGCACGCCGGGCTGCGCGAGGCCTTTGGGACCGGTGGGGTCGTAAGTGGCGCTCCATGCGGGAGCGTTGGGCTGGCCGGGAGAAAAGGCCCACGAGAGGAGCATGGAGCCAGCCATGAGAGCGCCGGCGCCGATGTAACCGGCGGCCGCGGCAGACATGCCCATCTCAGCGGCAAACCCGGCAAAGCCGACGCCCACGCCGGTGAAGCAAGCGACGATCACCATGAGCGCCGCCATGCTGAGCGCTTCCCACATCTTGCCGCCGGCGGCGCGCGGATAGAGAACTATCTCATCGCCAGGCTTCGCCGCTATTGACCCCATCTCTTCATCGGGAATGCGCGCACCGTTGAGGCTGCACTTGTAATCGTCGAGTACAATTCCGGCGCGGACGATGAGCGCGGCCACGCTCTCATTGTCGAGCGGAGCAATTTCAGTTACGCGGCGCTCTTCGATGCGGAAGGGATTCAGATTTTCGATAATGCGGACAGGGCGGAGGCTGAGCGAGTTCGGCAGCTCAGGTAAAACATACGGCGCTGGAGCAGCCTCGGCGATAGATACAATCGAAGCATTCAGGCAACGGATGATACTTGTTTCCATCGGTAGAAGCCCTCAATTCGAGCTTGCCACGGAAACGAGTTATACCGCTCTCTGAGCACCCCCGCGCCTTCCCGCGAGTGCAACATATAGCCGCCGCCGCAGACCACGCCGATGTGCCAGCGCGGATGAATGGACGTGAGCAGGATTGCATCGCCGGGCAGAGGGCAAGACTCATGCGCCACGCGCTCACACGCGCCCAGCGCAAGGGCCAGCTCGCTGACCTCGCTGGCGTATTGCGGAATGTCTCTGCCAATGCGGCGCTCGACCTCAAGCATCAGGCCGACGCAATCGTAAGCCTCCGGCCCGCGCGCATCCTTGCGCCACGGCTTGCCCAGCAGATCGGACCAAAGAGAGTACGGCAGCGGCGCTATCATTCTTGCGCCGCCAGCACGGTGCCGTTGGTGCCGATGCCTGGGAAGGCTCCGAAGCGGCTGGCGTTGTTATGCACCTGGCATCCGTTCGCGCCGTCATAGGTGCCATCGCAATTCGTGAGCGGCCCTGAGTATCCGCACCACTTGCTTTTGTAGAACGAAACGTACATGCAGAAGGTGGCGCGATACAGGAATTTGGGGAAGAGCTGGCGCAACGGGCTGGGCGCGGAGAGATTGAAGGTGACAATCTCTGCCGTGGATACCGCTTTCATGACAGTGGTGGAGACGGCCAGGTCCGGTTCGCCGGCGGGATGCGCGGTGTTATAGACGTAGATATTGGCCGTGGCGCCCGCGAGGCCCGCATATTGCTCGATGATCCCTTGCAGGATGCGCATGGTGTTCGACGCCTTGAGCGTCATCGACGGGAGCTGCGAGCCGCCGGGCTGATCGGCGGTGAACTCGAAGTTGAACGGCTGATAGGTTTGGATTCCGTTGCCGTCGCCGGCGTCGAACTGGATAGGGTCCACGTTGCGCGCCAAACGGACGTGCTGGCCATTCCAGATAATGTCGAGCAGCAGGAGCCACGCATCCCCCGAGGCCAGCAGGGACTTATCCTGCTGGGCCGCGAGGGAGAGGATCGACATGGGACTGATGGCAGCGGCCATTTAGTTTGCCCTCTCAACCGGAATTGCGAAATAAGCTTCATCCAGGCCCCAATCGGGAAGATCAACAGTCTTCCCGGCGAAGGCGTGAGTCGAATCAGAAAGAAATTGTATCTTTCCATCATTTACAAATGAGTGGCAGGTAAAATCAGTCCATTTGTTTTCAACGAGAGATTTTCCATGCACGCAAATTGAGGGCATGAAAGTGGGAGCATCGATACTTCCGTTCCATCCCCATGTGGGCTGTTTTCCCGCCACCGGAATTACGTGACCGCACCTGCATCCGGGGCAAGCAAACGCATAAACCCCATCTCTGACCATATGCAGTTTTGCGCTCATGCGGTCACCTCACAGAGATCAGAAATCGGGGAACAGGGATCAGTACGGCGCAAACACCGGCGGAGGCGGCGGCGATACGCCCGCTTGATCTTTGCCCGATCACCAGCGCGCCAATTATGAACACGCTTCCACCTCGTCAGTGCGTCGTATTCATCGCCATTTTTCAGCGGGATTTTCACTGATCGCTGACCACTGATCTCTGATCTCTGCATTTAGACCTCCGCCAGTTCGAGCTTTGCGCCGTAAACTTTTACGCCGTTGCCCCAGCCAATGTCTGCTGTTTCAGGCGGCGCACTGAAGCGCACAAGGCAGCCCAGCGACTGAGAGCCAACCATGCGGCCATAGGGCGTGAGGGGCGTCAACAACGCGCTGCCTACCGCGTCCCACGCGACGGATGCGGAACCGTCGAGCGGGATCGCCGCGCCGGTGGAATTGGCGAGTATGACCACGAGCGAGATGCGGAAAGTCGTGGCATTGGCGGGCACGGTGAACTGAAAACCATACGGGAGCCAGCCACCGCCGATAGTGGCCGCTGTGCCCGCCAAAGTCGAAAGCGGATTGCCGTTGGCGTCAAAGAAAGACACACTCGCCTTCGCGCTCAGAACGCCAGCGGCCAACGTGCCCGCCGTGGCGTTCGCCTGGCCAGTGAAGATGTACACCTCGCCGGGCTTGCAGGTGGGCGCTACGTCGCAGTTGAGTTGCGCCTGGACGGTTGTGTTGGCGGCCACGCTCTGGCCCGCCACGGTGGCAAAGCTGACAGCCTGTGTGCCATCCTGCACGGTGACGAGCGAGACGCCGATGGACTCTTGCAAAATGGCGGTGGCGGAGTTCCATCCGAAAACCAAATCGGCGGCGTCGAGGGCCGGGAATTCAAAGCTCCAGTTGGGCAGCAGGTTCGGATACAGAAAGCTATTGCCGCCGCGCGCCGCGTAAGACGGCGACAGATAGAACTCATCCAGCGCCCGCATGTCCTCGGCCACCAGGTTGCGGACGTTGAAGGCCCACGTGCGGCGGGTGCGGGTGAAGCGCGGGCGTGTGGAGACGTATCCGCTCTCCGCCGGATCGCGAATCGTGTCATCCTCGATCTTCTTTGAAGTGTCCATCGACGGCTGGCGCGAAAGCGATGGGAAGATGAACGGGAACGTCATATCTTCAGCGTGTTCCGAAAGCGGGAAACCGCGCTAACATCGGGCCATGGAACTCAGAGCGACGGTGGATGTGAGTGAAGCGGTGGCGGGGTTGGACGATCTGCAAAAGCGGCAGATTCCGTTCGCGCTGGCGAAGACGTTGACGGGATGCGCGAAAGCCGGGCAGGCGAAGGTGCAGGAGGGGTTGGCGGGAAAGTTCACGCTCCGCAACGATTTCACTCTCCGGAGCATCCGCATCAAGCCTGCGGAGAAGAACGGCGCGGTGATCGAGGCAGACGTACACACGCACACCGACACGCCGGGCCATCCCGATTACCTCGGCATCCAAGAGGAAGGCGGGGAGAAAGTTCCGTGGGGCGGGCATCACTACGTTTCAGTGCCAACCAAATATCTGAGACAACTGGCACCGGGGATCATTCCGGCGGAACTAAAGCCGGGCGCGCTGCTCACTGCGGTTGGCGGCCGATTCACGGCGCGCACGCGCAAAGGCCAGATCGCACTGCGCAACCAGAAAGTTGTACAGGGGTTTGTGTTCTTTGTGCAGAGCCTCGGCGACGGACACAAGGCCATCATGGGCCGGTACTGGACGGATCGGGACGCCTACCCGTTTTATCTGCTCATTCCCGAGGCGCATATCAAGCCGCGCCTGGAGATGCAGCGGGATGTGGAGAAGGCGGCGCAAGAGGCTTTCCCGGAGCTTTGGGCAGAGAATTGGCGGCAGATCATGGCGCGGGGGTTGCGAATTCAGGGTTGACAGACGGCGCAAGAGGGGTATACTGAGGCGAATTCAAATGGAGAAAATATGGGTTGCCTATTGAAGGGGTTGGGCGTCATTGCCGTTCTTTTGTTCGTTTTTATGCTTATTGGCAGGGTGGGTAGTGGATCCTCGACACCCTCGTCCGCACAAACCAGCAAAGACATTATCCCAGCAGCTTGCACAGCGGCTGATTTCTCGCTCTCAAAGCTAAAGGCTAACACTGAGTACGATGAAGCGACACTGACGGGTATCGTGATGAGTCACTGTGCAGCCGCCTCCGGCGTGCAACTTAAATGGACCGCGTTCAATTCTGACGGCACAGTAGCGTTCTCGAATGATTTCTGGCCGGCGAGCACAACCAACATTCCGCCGCACACAAATTATGCGTTCGAGATGATGAATTCGGCCCCGCGAGGCAAGTGGACATACCGCGTAGAGCCGATCAGTGTACAGATATGGTGATGCCCGACCGTTAAGACGGGTGCAGGCTGGCAATCCCTTGTGCGGCTGGCCCGTTTGTATTCAGGTCCTTCAAAAACACCTGGAGAACCATCGACTCGAAATCTCCTTGACCGCCGGACATTTGTGTGGAGTCAACCATCTGAGGCGTTCCGTTATTGTTCAAGATCACCTGCACTCCGCCCGCGCCAGAGCCTGCCTTGCCTGCCTGTAGTGAACTGGCGGCCGCGCTGAGCACTGTGCCAGCACTAGCGGTTCCGGTTCCGTTGGATACCGGGCCAGATTTCTTGTGAAACAAACCCTCCAGAGATGAAAGCCCCTCGCCGACCAGCCCGCCTGCGCCCTCAACGCCTTTATGGCCCTTTGAACCATCCAGCCCTTTGCCGCCGCTGCCCGAGGAATCGCCGAAGAGTGCGCCGAAGAGCTGCCCCTCGGCGGCCTGGCCGAGATCGCGGAGCATGTTGGCGCGAATCTGTTTCCACTGCTGACTCCACTTTTCGCCGAGATTGAAGAGCGGGTCAAAGAGGCCGTGCGCAAATTTCTCCGACTCGCCTTCGATCTTGCTCACATCGGCTGGCTTGGGCGCTGCTGGCTCCTGAGCGCCCAGCGTTGCGCCAGGCGCTTTTGGGAAAATCCCCATGGGAGATTCAGCCATCTTCGCCCAGAGCGCATCGTCTGCGGCTTTGGCGGCGGCGGCCGTCTCCGCCGTATCTTCCGCGATGCCTCGTTGGATCGCAGCAAAACGCGCATGGAGAGCCGATTGCTCATAGGGCAACGAATACGCCTCGACGGCGGCCGCGCCGCCGCCGCCTCCTGATCCGCCATGACCGCCACCCCCAGCCGCCGGCGCGGCAGCGTGTGAATTTGCGGGAGATGCAGACTCGACGTGCGCACCCGAATGAAGCTGTGCGAGGTAATCATCCAACGGACGCTTGCTGTCCGGTTGGAGCCAATGCCACATTTCTTTAGCTCTCTGGATGATTGTGTCTATTCCTTCAGAAAAATCGTTCACATATGCGGTGATCGCTGGGGCGGCCGTGCCGGTTACCGTGAGGCTCAGGCGCTTCCATGCGCCATCAAGAGCGGTGAGGGATTTGTGCATGGTCTCCATCTTTTGGAGATCTTCATCGCTGAATATCGGGGCCTCCGCTTTGAACGCTTCCAGCGCGGCCGCGCCTTGATTGAGAATCGGAATCATCTCCTGGCCGGATTTACCGAAGAGCTTTATGGATGCAGTAAGTTTGTCGGCCCCGTCCGGCATGGTGTGGAACTTGTCGGCAACCAGTTCCATGACGCCATACATATCATTGCCTTTGGATTTCACGTCTTCAGCGCTGATGCCGAGTATCTTGAAACCTTCAGAGAGCTTGCCGGTATCTGTGTCGTGAATGGATTCGGCAAGTTTTTTCCCTGCTTTCGCCACCGTCTCAAACTCGACGCCGCTGGCCTGGGCGGCATATTTTAGTACGGAAAGATTAGCGGTAGCGATGCCCGTTTCCTGATGCAGCTTTCCGATCTGCACGGAGGCTTCCATCGTGGAAGTAATCATTTCCTTGAAGCCGCCAATGATCTGCTGAAAACCGATAGCGATACCCGCAGCCGATAATCCTGAAAGCAGCATCTTCCCCATACCGTCTAAAGAGCCAGCAGTTGATTTTGCGGCGGCTTGGGTGTCTTCAAAGTGCTTTTTGACCGCGGCGAAGACTTCGCCGGTTTTGTCTTCGCCGGAAACAACAACAATCACGCCTTTACTGGCCATCGGTCAACCTCTTCTTCTTCTTCTTCGATTTTGCCGCGAAAGCGGCAACCAGCGCACGCGCCTTCTCTTCGTCATTGGCGAACTCTGGCGCGGGCTTGCCTTTGAGCTTGCGGCCCATGAGTTGATCGGGCGTGATGGGGTCGGCGTCGGGGGACTTGTGGGGCAGCAGGAGCCAGCTCACAACCCATGCGCTTTCCTCTCTGCGGAGGCGCTGCTCGCGCTGGAAGCGGGCGTGGTAGCCGTCAAGGATGAGGACAAGCTCGCTGTAAAGCAGCCGGTAGAACTCCGAGGGCGGCAGGCCTATTTCGCCGCAGACGGTCTGGAAGGCGTCTTCCCACGTAACAGGCTTGCCCTTGCGCTCACGCCCGCGGCTTTTGCGTCGGCCTCGGGCGGCTATTCCCCCGGATCGTCACCGTAATACTGATTCAGCGCCTCGGTGATGGCCTGGACAGCAGGAATGACCCATTTGCGGCGCGTGAGCATCTCGCCAACCTCTTCCTGGGTCAAAGCCTCACTGTGCGCCCTGGCGTCGGCCTGGAAGGCCGCCCAGAGGTACAGGCGCAGGTTCTCCAGGTTCACATCGAGTGTGCGCCTCACGTCGCCGGTCGTTTCGTCCTTGGTTTCGCTAATCGTCTTCCAAAGGCTGCTGTTTTCTCCGCCCGCATTGCGGATGAGAATTTCCGTGTTGAGATTGAAGACCACCTCGCGGCGGCGGTCGAAGTCTACAAAGATCGGCTTTTTGGAAATCATGATATCTCCTGGCTGTTAAAAAACGGGGCCAGCCTCCCCTCAGAGACTAGCCCCTCCCCCTCGTAAGGAACTCTTACTGCGCGGTGACGTTGAACCCGGTGTTGCTGGAGTTGGCCAGCGCAAAGGTTGCATCCTGCAAGTCCTTCATCTTGCCGGACCACTTGTAGCTGGGAATAACCACCGTTCCCGCGTAAACATCGACGCCAGAGCCGGTGCCCTGTGCCGGAAAGAGATAGATTTGCAGCGGTGTGCGGTTGAGCAGCGCGGCCAGAAAACCTTCCTGCCCGGCATCTCCGGCGATGTAATCGAGCTTGGCGGTTGCGGTGAAGTCAAGCATCCCCAACATGCGGCCCTTCCATGGTCCGCCGTGATCGCTGGAATCCAACTCATCCGCCTTGAACTCGCCGTCAAGGTCCTTGACGCCGGCCAGAATCTGCATTGCGCCGCCGGCCACCGGGACATACCCGAGCTGGGCCTTGTAGCCTTGCAGTTTGATCGGCACAACGGAGACGGCGGTTACCGTCACGTTGGCTGTGCCGGTGCCCCCGGTGTACACGCCGTCCGAGGTCACATCGGGCGTGTAGGTTATGGCCAGCGCGTCAACGCCTACGGCCAATGTGCTGGGCGGGATGGCAATGACTGCGGACCCGGCCACCAAAGGCACGGAGGCGGAGGCAAAAGCGCCGCTGGTTATTTTCACGGAGCCGGTGGGCGTTGCACCGGAGCCGGTAACGGCAACAGTGACCGCAACCGCCTGCACTGCGGTGACGGTAGTAGGTGCCGGCGTTACGGTTACTGTTGGCGTAAGCAAAGACATTTCGTGTTCTCCTTATGGGACCTGATACGTCATGTTGATGGATGGATCGTTTCGTCCTACCTCTACTTCAACCCGAATCGTCATATCCACGCAAACCTGATCGCTTGCGGACTTATCCACGTAGCCGATTTCGATGTTATCGACGTAGACATCCTCGACAAGCTGCCCGAGGGTAGGATCGATGCGGACGCGCTGCCAGGCCCACTGCACAATGGGATCGGCGGCCAGGTCAACTTCGCTAGTTGCGGCGATGCTGGCGCGTATCACCATCGAGGCGTCGATCTTCACAGAGTCCTGGGCGCACTCATACTTGCAATCGATCTTGGTGGGGTAGAGGTTGCCGGCGTTTTCAGTTTCGCTCACCGCCTCAAAGCGCGACCGGTAGAAGATGGCCGGCGCGCCTGGGGCGTTGAGGGCGGACATGATGGCCGTGGCGGCCTGGGTCCAGATGGTTTGACGCATATCGTTTTGCTCCAGTGGTCAGTGAACAATGGTCAGTTAGAACCACTCAGAAGGGTATGTCCTCGTCGGTAATAACTGTTTCCGGAACAGGCTTGGAGGGCGTTCCGTATCCGTAGTTATCGGCGGCAAGCGCATCTTCAGGCGGTTGGGGAGGCCGGTTCTCGTGAGCGTCGAGCAAAACAAGCTCCTCGGCAATGATGCTTGTCTTCCAGCGCTTCACTTGCTGATCGTCTTCCCAGCTTGTTGTGCGCAGACGGCCCTCGACGTAGAGCTTGGAGCCTTTGCGGAGGTATTGCGCGGCAATTTCCGCCAGGCGTCCGAAAAAGACAACCGAGTGCCATTCGGTGTGATCTTCCCACTTATCGCTGTTGGGAACTTTCTTGCGTTCGTTCGTAGCTATGGAGACCATCGTCAGCGCGGTTCCACTCTTCGTCTTCCTTGACTCGGGCGGCTGGCCGATATTGCCCAGCAGCGTGACGGAATTTACACTTTTGCTCATTGCTATCCTCACGATCAGGTTGAAGCATTCGGTTGGCCAGGTTGGTTATCACGCGACGGGTCCTTTCAGGATCATGTCCACGATTGCCGGGTCTTCACACCTGGGCAGGTTCTTGACGGTATAGTTGCCCGGCGCGAAGCCGGGGGGCAGGTTGGGGCTGGGCAGAATGACGATTGCGTCAAAGGCTTTGGGAGACGCGCCCAGCGCATTCCACGGCACGCGGAGCTTGAATTCCGTGGTCTGCGATGCGCCCGGGCCGCCGCCATGCTGAAACACATCCTCGTAAATATCGAGAATGCCGGTGGCGGGAACGGGAGTGCCGCCGGTGGCGGGCGTCCATGTGAACGCCACGCCAAAGTCGGCAAAGATCGCAGTCAGATCGGAATCGCCAAACATAGGTTTTGCTCCGCATGACAGTGGACAGTGGTCAGTAAAAGCCCCGCTGCTTACTTCTTTTTGGCGGCGGCCAGTTCGGCTTCCAGGTTGGCGATGCGGGCCTTTAGAGTTTCGGATTCGCTGGGCAGCTTGGCGCGGTCAGCGGCTTCCTTCTCACTCTTGATCTGCACCTTGACGGCGGCGATATTTTCGTCCGTTGCCTCGGCCACGCGGTCATGCTGGGCGAGGTATTTGAAGTTGCTGTTGGATAACTCAACAACGTCGCCCTTGCTCCGTCGCTCCCCATTCACAACCATATCCACACGCAACACGGCATCGATGGGCTTATTTACCTTGTTTGCTGCAAGCATTGATTCACCTCAGAAATAAGGGTTAGGGGTTAGAAAACTTCCCGGTTTTCAGTTTTGCCGCGCCGCTCTCAGGTTTGAGAAGCGGCGCGGCGTTGTGGCGCGCTCAGGTTTGCGGGTTTATCTGATGACAGTCAGCTATTAGCTGATTGCGATATAGGGGTTGGCGACGAAGGCGGCAACGTGCCGGCAGGCAACGTCGTGCAGCGCGCGCTGGGTGACCACGATAGCGCCGCTGGCAGCCTGGGTGTAGGGATCAACCACCACTTCGCGAGCGCCCCAATCGGCCACGATCACCTGGCTCCAGTCGCCGAAGATTGCATTGTGGAGGATGGAGCCGGTGACGCCGGATTTGGTGCCGTTTTTGGCGAGTTGGTTGGTAACGGCGGCGCGATAACCAGCGGGGCCTTGCGTGTCGATTCCCATCGGGTCCTTGGGGCCGTCATCCCAGATCGGGATGGCATATCCGGAGGCGAACTTCGGCGTTGCCTTGAGCTGGGCGCGAACTTCCGGCGTGAACATGAATCCAGAGGTGGCCACATCCGCGTTAGCGGCTGCAACGGTGGATTCAAACGCCAGTATGTCAGCCCAGGTGAGCGGCTTGCCGCCGTCACCGAACGCAGTGCCGGAGGGCGAAAGCAGCGTGAGACCGGTCAGGTTCATCAGGCCGAGCGGGCTTGCTCCACCAGGACCGCTGATTGCGGCCAGGTCAAGGGCGAGCTTGATAACCACATCCTGATCGAAGCGGGCCAGGCCCTCAATATCGGGCGCGCTTTCCGCCAGCAACTCGACGGTCCATGCGGTCTGCGCAGAGATGCGGTGCGGAGTGACAGAGATGAAGTCCATGGCGAGATCGTAGGGAGTGACAGCCGCGCCCTCACCCACCCACTGAGCAGTTCCGGCGGCGGACTGGCGAGGCAACCGGATAATGCCGGTCAAACCACCCAGGCGGCGCGCGCCAAGCTGCTCAATACGCGGACGATTGCGCAGAAGCTCAATCACTTCCGGATGCGTATAGGTTGCCACGGCGGCGGCTTCAGAGGTAAGAGCGATCTGGCCCGCGCCGCTGCCGATGGTCTGCGTACCCAGGGCGCGCGAAAGCGAGTCCGGAATCAGCGGTCCTTCCGTGGTGATTTTGAGGCGCTTCTTCAGTTCGTCGCTGAATTCGCGCTCAAGGGCCGCATCACACAGGCTCGTCGGGAAGGAGCCGGGGCGGGCGGCATTGGTGAGCGAACGGACCAGCCGGAAGACAGAGAAACGCTTCCGATCCGACTTATCCATCTCGCCGAAGAGGCTGCTGCCCGCGGTGCCCACCTTGCTGGCGTCATTGGCTATGCAAATCTTGCGCGAGACGAGATCGCGGAAGCTGTTCGCGGAGGTATTATCGGCAATGGCCTTCTGGGCCTCGTCGATGGTGACATACTTGCGGAAATCAGAATCGGTCGCAACGGCCATAATGTCATTGCGCCGCGCTAGCTCCAATTCCGCTGCGGTTTTCTCAGCCGTTTCGGCCATGGTTCTCTTCTCCTGATTCGGTTCGACCACAATGATGGGTTGAACAGCGGGCACAGGCTCTGCGCTTCGCCGCAAGACGGTTTCAATTTCAACCGGGAAATTTGTATCTCCGGAATCGGAGCGGCCCGCGCCTACGGTGGGATCGGCGGGCACGGTGACGAGCGATGCGTCGAACGGCTCCCAATCGGTTACGCGGCATTCGTCGGGCGCATCGGGGTTGTCCTCATCCTCGGTGCGTACCATCTTGTGAACGCGGTAACCCACGGAAGCGGACGTGAGAATCTTGTCGTCGTAGTCCTGGCGCTTTTCCTGCGCAAACGCCGAGCGGCTGAACGGACCCTCAACCACAAGCCGGCCGTCTTTGATTTCGTACTTGTCAACAACGCCGAGTTGTTTGTTGGGATCGTGATTGAAGTTATTGGGAACCTGGCCGGAATCGAGGCGATCTGTGCGAATGCTCTTCTTATCGTGCTGAAGAATCTCATTCGCCGCA